TGGGTTTGCAACCATGCCGTAACGAGTCTTGAAGCCGATCTTAGGTTGGAAAGAACCTTGATCGACAGCGCGGACCATTTTGTTAAAGAAGGCCTCTTTCGAGGCCTCCTGTAAAATGTCCATCTTCGTGGACTTGGTCAACTCTCTTATTAGAGGATGTTGTCAACCAACACGCGACGGTAGTACACGTTGCTGTCTTTAGTGAGAGCACCAAGACCTGCTGTTTCGCCACCAGCGAATGGGTTTGCAACCATGCCGTAACGAGTCTTGAAGCCGATCTTAGGTTGGAAAGAACCTTGATCGACAGCGCGGACCATTTGCAATGGAACGTATGGGCAGTAGAACAGACCAGCGTCGAATGCAGAAGCACCCTTGTAGCCAACAACCATGTAGTTGCCAGTTGCATATGGGTCGATATAGACCTTGATGCGACCGTTCAATACACCAGCAAATGTGTTGCCAGTGTCATCAACTTGCAAGTTGTTGCTGTTCAATGCTGGAGCGTAGTCCAAAACACCAGCCATCTGCAATGCGGAAGCGACGTCCGAAGAACAGATGATGATGTTACCCTTACCACGACGTGTAGCCTTGGCAATAGCGTTAGCTTCGCGTTCAACTTGGAACATCAAGCCCTTGAACTTTTCAACAGACCAACGACCGTTAGCATCAACGTCCAAGTCGAAACGACCTGCAGTTGTTGTACCAGCAGAAGCGCCTTGAGTAGCTGTAACAGCGATCGTACGAACGACTTCGCGGTTGATTTCAGCCAAGATTTCAGTTGTCAAGATGTTTGACAACTCTGTTTCAGCGTCAAGACCGTGGATAGCCTTCAAGTCTTGTGCAAGTTCCATTGTGTATTCTGCCTTCAAAGCGCGTGACTTTGCAGTAACAGAAACCTTCTCGATAGAGAAAGCCATTTCTGGAATAGCAGTACCACCAGTGATACCGATGGCTTCAGCGTTAGCTGTACCCATGCCAGAACCAAAGTTGTATGCGCCTGCTTCAGCGTTGTTTGCGACGCCAGGAACGCCACCAACGTGCTTTTGACCCAATGTGTTAGCACCAGATGTGATTGAAGAGAACGATGTGTCGACTTCGTTGTAGAATGCTTCTGTACCAGTTTGGTTAGCATAGCGAGCACGCATTGCGAAGATCAAGCCAGTTGGGCCAGTCATCGGTTGCACACCGCAAATGTCGTAAGCAATCAGGTTTGGCATTGCACGACGGACCAAGCTGATCAACACTGGATCGAAGTTGTCGATCTCGCTGCCAGTTTGGTTAACGTGTGTAGCCTCGCTCAACAGGCTTTGTGAGCCACGTGAACCAGACTCGCGCAAAGCACGTTCTGTGTTTTCCAAAAGCACAGCTGTAACGCCACGCTTATGAGCATTTTCGATCTTTGGAAGATCAGTATGCTCAATGACTGGAGCCCACTTGTTTTGGATGTCTTCGGTTAAGTACATTTTTTCCCCTTTTTTTAAAAAAAATTATTGACTAAACTTATTTATAAAACTTTTACTTTTTGACTGTTCTTGCGATAGCAGAAACATATCCAGCAACTTGTCCAGCTGCTTTAGTTGGCGTAACAACAGATTCATCGAGTTCAACGATTTCGTTTTCTTCGATCAGCTTGGCTGCAACTGTTTTCTTTTCACCAAAGTATTGTTCTTTAACGATTTCGAGCTTTGCACGGTATGTATCAGCAGAATCAAACTCAACGCCTTCAGCAAGAGTGCGGAGCTTTTCAACTTGCGTCATTGCAAGGCCTTCGGAGACTTCGTCGAACACTTCTTTTTGTGAAGCTGCTTCAACGATTTTGCTCAATTCGATATTCTCATCGATAGATGTATTCAGTGCTTCTTCGAGTTCTTGAACGCGTTCTGCCATTTCAGCAACTAGGTCCATCTTTTCAGCTGGAACTGTAATGTAAGATTCTTCGAACAAGCCTTTTAGCTTCTCGATGAATTCTTCTGCGATCATTGCATTCAATGAAGATTCGATAGCGACTTCGTTTGTTTCCATCCATTGTTCAACGACATAGTCGAGATAGTCGGAAACTTGCTCTGACAATTCTTCTGTCAACTCAGCCTTAGCTGCTTCGAAAGATTCTTCGAGTTCAGTTTGCTTAGCAGCAAATTCTTCTTCCAATGCTGTACGCTCTTCAGCGATACGGCTTGCAACAGCTGCTTCGAAAATGATCGATGCTTTGTCTTTGAATTCTTCGGATAGATCATCTCCAAACAATCCGTCGATTTCTTCTTTCATTGTAGAAGAAGCTGCGGATGGCTTAGCAGCAACAGATGCCTTATTTTTAGCAGCTGTGTCGCCTGTTGGAGCGGTGTTGTTATCGCTGTCTGTAGTCTGAACTTCGCCTTCGAGTTTCTTCGAAGCTGTTTCGCCTTGACTCTTATCAGCACCACGGTTAGCATGAGCATTGCCAGTAGCGACTGGGTCAGCCGACTTAGAGCCGCCTGTTACACCACCGCCCACTTGGTCAGATGCCTTCTCTAACAATTCTTTTTTGGACATGTAATTCTCCTGTTATGGTAATTATTTATAAAACTATTTAGTAGTAAGGAATTTTAAGTATTGTTGGAACGCAGCAATCTTAGCTTCTTGCAAGTCTTTTGCGCTTGCTTTTACGATAGACTCTTTGATTTGCTCAACTTGTCGGGCTTTGATAACGCCGTTATCCCACACCCAATCAACGCCTTCCATAATCCCTTGAACGAATGCATCCGGAGCTGATGGATCAGCCACAACGTCAGCTGCAGTAGCCAAGAAGAAGTCGTCCTGGACTTCCATGATGCCATTAACTTCTTTTAAAGAGCCCATGCCGCGTGTAGAAACGCCCAACTGAACGCCACTCTCTAATAGATTTCTTGCAATGTCTCCCATCGGTGTGCCAAGGATCTTAGCCTTGCCCATGAAATCATTGCCATTTTGTTTTAACTCAACAATCTTGATACACACACGGTCAAGGTTAATTGCTGGGCCGTTTGGGTGGCCTAGTTCGCCTAGCGCACGGTTTGTCTTGATGTAGTCGTTTGAGTAACGCTCTACTTCGCGCTCAAGGATGCTTTTGCGGTAGATACGGCCATTGCGGTTTTGTTGTTCTGCTTGCATGAAAGGACCGACAATAAACAAGTCCTTCTTGCCGCCGCGTTCCTCTACTACGTATTGAACATCTTCTACTAATTCTGTGAATAGTTTCATGTTAGTCTCTTTTAAAAGTATCCGATCGATACAGCGAATACTGCTGAAGCTGAATTACTTTCGAGCGTATCTGTTGGTTGCTTAAGAACCGACTCGCTATCGAAGTTGCACCCAGTAGCACCTAGAACTAGCGTACCTACAGTTGTGCCGTTAGCATACTTCTGTGTAACCAGTGCCGGTGTTGCGCCAGTATTAACTACGCGAACAACCTTTGCATTACTCACAGCGTTGGCTGTTGTTAGTGTGATTGTATTAGCTAGAAGTTTAATATTATCCGACATGATTACTCCTCGCTCTCATTCAGTACGTTTTGAACCATCTGAAGCAACTGCTCAAATTGTTCATCTGACTCGAGCATCTCTACAAACTGTTCGCGAGACTCGTCGTCCTCTAAACTTTCATAAACTGCTTCGAGCATTGTCGTAATTGCTTCGACTTCTTGCTCGGCTTGTTCAGCTAGCATAGCATCGAGGATGTTATCAAATTGTTCTTCTTCTGCGACTTGTTTAGCTTTTGCTGTAGCAATTGCCATTTTTTTAGCGTCACTGTATTCTGGATGGTCGCGCTTGATTGCATCTGCAATTTCTTTGCGCTTGAGCAATTCAGCATTCGAGAGATGCTTTTCGTTCACATCTTCGCTTTGCTTTGCATCATATCCGTGGCGAGTATTCTTACGTTCCACTGTCTTGATATTAGAAGCCTTGAACAATTTATCATCATTGCCATTAGCATCTGTCGTTTTCTCGACCTCATGGTCATCGATAAATTCTTGCGAGCCTAGCGTAGCTGCAGATGGGCCACCCTTTTCGGACGTGACTGTATTGTCTTTGTATACTTTCTTAGGGCCGATCTCGCCAGGCTTACGTGAGCCTTGATCGTGCTTCGGACCCTGGAAGCCTTTTAATCCTTCAAGCAGATTGTTCAGCGTTTTCATGTGATTCCTCGGACTCTTTGTTATCCTCTTCCTCAGCAGATACTTCCTCAGCTGATCCAGCTTCGACTTCGTCGCTTGATGGATCTTCGACTTCGAGTTGTTCTTCAGGTTCATTGAACATCGTCTGTGCAATCTCGACCTTGCGGTTTTGAATTGCATCTGCAACGCGTTGGCCTAACAACTGATCGAATGCTGCTGTTGTGTTGACTGCGTCCTTATTGATAGCAAATTGGACGATGTCTGCAGGGGTAAAAGTTGGTGTTGTCATATTTCTCTCCATTATTTATACATTTCAATTTTGTTGTGGAACATCAGGCACTGGTGGTGGAACTACACCGCCATGTGGAACTGGTGTGCCATCTGGCATCACTGGTGGATTGAGGATAGGATCATTAGACTCTTCTCTGATCTCTTTATCCATACGCTCCATCATCTCTTCGTCTTGTCCGAAGATGTATGAACGTGCCCATTTGTGTGAATAGTATCTGCCAATCACATTCGTGTTCAATAGGTTCTGATAAGTTGTTAGCTTATCATTCAATATTTCATTGTCTTTAAGCTCTGCAAAGAAGTTGTCCTTTGCATACTTGAACTTAATTTTTGGAGCAATCTCTTTCCAGTCATCTTGTGTGATGATCTGCTTCAACACCAATTGCTTTTCGAGCGTCTTGATGAATAGGTGATTGAATCGGTTGCGGAGGCGACTAATGAACTTAGAAAACTTAACCTCATCTCTAGAGATCTCTGTCGCACGACCAATACCGAATGTCTGATCGCTCTGCATACGTCCAACAGGAACGTTGAGAGAACGATACAATCCTTTTTGGAAGTATTCGACATCAGTCATTTCGCCGAGGTTTTGTCCTCCTGGCAACGTCTCGATTTGAGTTCCTCTGTTACCTTCGCGACGTGGTAACCAGTAATCCTCCAACATCGTCATGAACTTGCGATCGTCGCGGATTTCGCCACTTGATGCATCGTAGACAACTTTGTTCTTATAGCGAGTCATCATGTCACGCAAATACTGCTCAGCCTTCATCTTTGGAAGGTTACCAACGTCGATATAAAAAATCTTACGTTCTGGCGCGCGCGAAATACGGTAGATGACAGTAGCATCTTCGAGCGCTCTCAGCTGATTGAGTGGCTTGATTGCTTTGTGTAGGTGAGAAATGATCAGCGAGTTTGTTTTGTCGAGCAGACCGGACGTACAATGAATGATGCTATCCTTAGCAATCTTCATCCCTGTCGTAACAGGCGTCGACATTCCACCAACAGCCGGCTTGCCGCCAAATCCCTTATCGTTGTAGAGGAAGTATTCTTGTCCTGCAACTGGAACTGTAGCATCTCCGCCTACCGGAGTATTTGTGATCTTCTTGCGCTTATTTTCTCTGATCTTTTTGATCTTGCGTGGATCGATATAACGCAATTCTTGAATCCCGTCCTTGGGATTCTTCTTATCGATGATCGCGTGGTAATACAAACGACCATCAACATACCAACGCTTGAACACATCATATCCTTGGTGTTCAAAGTCTAGTAGGGTTAGTATATTTTCAAATTCTGTGTCTATCGCCTTTTTGACGTTATCTGGAAGGTCGCGGAGGCCTTCTAACGTAATTGCAATAGTTTCGTCTTTATCATCAACTACGATTGTTTCATTGACAATATCATCGACTGCTGAGTCGACTTCCGGGTGCAAAACCATCTCACGATACTTGGTAACAAGCTCGCCTTCGTTTTTCGCTGCACCCTCTAGATCAACAACTGTCCCATAGGAGCCACCCGCAGCTACTACAACTGCGCCATCGTCGTTTTGTTTTGGTATGAATTCGTCTAAGTCCTGCTTTACATCAGGTGCCTTACGACGGAACTCGAACCCTAGGAACTCTGCCATTGATTATATCTCCAATTAATGAGGCCGGACTAAGCCGGCCTCCATACTATTAAGCGCCGCCTGCGTCGCCTGTAGTTCCACCTGTAACTTCCCACCAATCGTAGGCGAATGTTACTTGGAACTCTTGAATCGAATCGGTACTATTCCAATCTAAATCAATAGGCGATACTTCGACTGGGAAAATACCGTTGAATGTATATTCGCGGATAGGTACACCAGTCTTCGAGAACTGCGTTACGTTCGCAGTTGATTTATATAGGAGGGGGCTAGCTGCGCCAAATCCACGCAAGTTGCCCTGGAACGTGTTGATTTGGTTAGACCACTCTTCCATCGCATTACGGACCAAGAAGTCTTCGTCGTTCATCACGACCACAGACCACTCACCGAAAGTGCGATCGCCAGCGAGACGGACCTTACGGCCAAAGTATGGAACTTCAATAACGCCCAGCGTTGCCGCTGGGATTGAAGAAGCACGTACCATGAACGGGATCTTGATATCGCCGATGCTGTTAGCAGGATTAGAAAGTGTAACTTGGAACAAAGAGCTGCGTGCGCCGCCCAATGTCAGTTGACTTCTAATTTCATTTACATTAAATGCCATGTCTTGTTCTCCTTGTCTTTATTTATTAGAATGATCCTACGATCTCTGAGAACTCAACGCCTGTTCTAACTGCAACAAAGTTCAACTGGATGAAGTTGATAGACTTAGCTGGCTTGACGTAGATATCGCCAACGAATTGGTTGCTGTCGATAACTTGGCTAGTGTTGTTAGAATCATCGCAAACAACCTTGAACGCTGTAATACCACGACGGCCTTGTACGTCACGCAAGAATGGTTCAACGATGTTCTTGAATTGAGCGCGAGTGAAGTCGTCGTTGAATTCGAACAATAGAGACTTAGCAGCCTTAGCAATTGCCTTTTCCAATACAATGAACAAGCGACGAACGTTAATACGATCGAATGCGCTAGCGTTAGCCAACAATGTCTTATCGCCAAACAAGATTGTGCCTTGACCTGGGAATGTAACAACTGGGTTTACGCCAGCCTTGTAGAGGATGTCTCTATCTGCCTTACCTGGGTTATATGCCAACTTGACGATGTTTTTGATCTGACCGCGGCTGAAACCAGCTGGTGAGAACCATGGATCGCGTGTATCGTCTGTACGAACACACAAGCCTGCAGTATCGCCGTTCAATGGAACGTAGCGGTATACATCATTGTACTTGTCGTACTGATATTTGTAACCAGAATCGAGAACAGCATATGAAGAAGAACGAACGGCATTGCGGAACGCAACAACGTTTGTCGCTTCTGAACCGTTTGCGCGGACAACATCAGCTCTATCTGGCGACACGAACACAACACAATCACGACGAACATCAGCGATGTTATCGATCAAGTAGTTAGCGAGTTGTTCGCCAACTGTGCCGCCACGCGACTTACCTGTCAATAGCAACGAGATATCGACCGATTCAGCAGAAGCGAATTGGTCATATGCACGTGTAACTTCACCAAAGGAAATTGCAGATTCGTCTGGACCATCAGAACCATCGACAAACGATAATGACAATGGCTTCGTATTTGTGGAAGATGCAACATTAGATGCAGTGTTCGACGCAGCGTTAGCGCGATCGCTCAATGCCCAGATGTATTGCGAACCGTCGTTGATAACTGTTCTGTAGAAGTTTGTTGCACCATCAACTGTCTTAGCATCGGAAGCACGAGACAGACCTTGGTACATTTCGAGAACAGTTCCTGGAACGCCAGTAAATTCACCATCTTGGTCGACAACTGCAATATGAACTTCATCAACAGCAGATGTATTGCCACCGAACGAGCGTTGGTATGCGGATACTGTTGGAGCGCGATCTACGCTGTTGTAGTATTCCCAGAAACGTGTGAATGACGAGGAAGACAGGTTAGCAGATAGGTTATATGTGCTGTCCAACGTGATGCTGAAATATGCATGAGTCGCGTTAGTCGATGGAGCACCGACGGAAGTGATCTTAGCATATTGCTTACCAATTGTAGTGTTACCCAATTCGATAACATCTCCAACAGTCAGCGTTGTGACGATTGCAGCTGCGGCTGTGTTAGCATCTGATGTGTTAGAACCAACGGCATTGGCCATCTTAACCAACGCAGTATTAGAACCGACGTTAATAGTAACGTTTGTCAGCGTCGTATTAGTGCTAATTGTGTTGGATGCTAGCAAGTTGATCGTAGAAGTATATGCGTCGGCGGTATCGCAAACGGAAATCTTCAACGAGTTACCGACAGCACCTGGCCATTTAGCAGCAAATAATACGTCTGCATCTGTAGATGTGAACGTATCGGACTTGTTTTCGAAGTCGTCTTGATTGCTAATGTTGAATGTAGTACGGCTCGTGACTGAGCTAGTATTAGCGATAGCGTTCCATGCACCATCTGAGCTGTTAGCTGCAGAAGTGTTTGCGGCACGAACGACGTATAGCTTATTGCCATACGCTAAAAAGTTTGCTGCAGAAAAGAATGTTTCTGCGTTGTGGTTTGTAGGCTTGCCGAAGCGACGAACGAGTGTCGATTCGCTATCGATCAGAATCTTTGTATCAACTGGACCCCATTTAAACACACCAGCAATAGCGCCTTCGGTTGAAGAAACTGCTGGGGTAACGGTAGTTAAGTCGATCTCTGAAACGTTTACGCCTGGACTAACTTGAAATGGCATGTGGATCTCCCCAATTTAGGTTATAATTTAGACTTCTTTGTTATTTATAATTTCGTCAATTCCATAGCCAATTCCCGTCATCGTGCGCGACGGCTACCATTGGTTGTTCCTCATGTACGTCCATTCCATCATCTACAACACCAAAAGGGAGCAGCGATTCTTCAATCGCACTCTCATTATCTGCATGTAAACTCGATCGTATATCCGTGCTTGTTAGTTCTTTAACGTATGGCTGTTGGATCAACCATGAGAACAACACACTACACATTACTAAGTCATCATTGCCTTCTTCAGCTTCAAACGAATCTCCTTTAGCGGAGAACCGGAATAATTCGTTCAGAAGGTCTTCATCGACGACAATGAATTTACTAGATTCCACCATCGTCTTGAAATTACTGCAGCCAACACGCTTTACCGTCTTCGAAGTCTTGACCCCCAATACAGCATTTCCCTTATAGCCTGCGGATATGTGCTGGCCAGTTTTCGGGTCATTTGCTGTAAAGAACATGAATTCATATTCAAGATCATAGTAAAGAATGTCTGCTACTTGCTTGCCGACGTCATTGGATTCGACAAGCACATATGCATTATTATATAGTTTTGCGAATTGATAGATGTAATTAGGATACAAAAGAGTGGAAATCTTATTGTTTCTGTACCTCGCTGCTACTTTATAAGGTAGTTCTGTTACATCGTATACCACAAAAGCACAATAATCTTCGCCGATACCCCTTGACGTATCCGCGACAATAATGTATGATCGGCCTTGTGCCGGTTCTGAGTATAGCTTAACATGCTCAGTTTGCTTAATTGGCGTCTCGTACACCAGCGTTCTAAGGATTGAACCATCAATCAATGTACTGGATGAGCCTAAGAATTCACACTCATATTCTTGTCGGAACTGTTCAACGGATGTATTCCGGATGATCATTTCCTTCCACTCTTCATCTCTTCCTGGCACTTGAGACCAGTGAACGTCCACTCTCTTATAATCGTTTCTAGCTTCTTCGCTGTCTTTCCACAGCTTGTAGAACATATTCAAGCCATTTGGCGTTGATGTGATAACGACTTTGGAAGACTTACCAGACGAAATCGTTGGATAAACAGATTGGAAGAATTCTTCTTGTAAGTGGTTTGGAACGAATGCAAATTCGTCAAGATAGATCAGGTTTTGAGACGTACCACGAATGGCAGAACTTGATGTGGCAGATGCTAGGATCTTTGATCCGTTCGCTAATTCGATGTAACCTTTGTTCCACTCAATAACACCTTGTTGTAGCCATTTAGGTAGATGTTCGAAAGCCATCTGAATACGACCCAAGATTTCACGAGCTTGTGATAACTTGTTAGCCAAGATAGCTGTAGAGAAGTTCTCATTGAACAGCGCAAAGTGAAGCAAGATGGCAGCGACAGTCGTCGTCTTACCGACCTGACGAGGCATCTTACATATTGTGTATCTGTTTTCGGACGTAACGAGATCGACGATGTCCCGCTGGAAGTCCCACATTTCAAATGGGATCAATCCTCTATCGACGTTAACAATTTGAACGTATGTCTCGATGAAGTATAGCGGATCGGCCGCGCATTTGCCAAACTCAGCTACCTGCTCAGGGGTCATTTCGACCTGTTCACGAGCTCCAGATAAATTTTGATTCCCGTTATATGACATTATTGATTCTGCTTGAGCATTTTAAGCAGGTCAGCAGTCGTACCGACAAACATATTATTTGTCACTCTATTAGGACCGCCGCCTGCCTGACCTTCGACTGGTTTATCGAGGTCTTTCTTGCGCTTCGACAGCTCCATTAGGTCCTTGCTTGCATCCACAGTAGCCTTTACCAATGTAGCAGCAACTTCATATGCCCGGGGATGTTGACTCATCCCAGCAACCTCGAGAATTCCATTCAAGGCTTCTTGTCCCTTTTCGATCGCGTTGATCATGTTGCCGCGAGCATACTCAAAGTCATTATCGATCTGATTGATCGACGATGTGAGGACGACGTCGGCAGGGGGCAGGACGTCCCTGCCGGTAACGACTTGCGATGGCAACGGACTTAGATTTAGCGAATCGCCAATCTTATCCTTTGGTTGTAATGTATCCATAATTAGAGTTTGCAGGTACTAAGTTTCGATCAATCGCAATAGAAGCATTGCTTGTAGGATTTCCATTAGCATCTAGACCTGGACTAATAGAAATTCTGTCTGGTGGGTTGGCAACTCCGACTGCCGCTTCGACGGTATCGTATCCTGAAGCATCGAAGAAGTTAGTATTTGCCAACGTGATGACCTTCGAAGACTTAACAGGTCCGTAGAAGTAAACCTTCATTAAGAAGTCTAGAGTCCACGTAATTGCTCTACGTTCTTCAAACCCACCCTCATATGTATCTGATGGCGTAACGTTGATTAATGTCAGAGGGATATCCACGATGTAGTTCATCTCTGGAATCAAGTTGACTGTCGTTGTACGCTCGGGCGTGAAATATGGTAGGATTTGCTCTAGAATCTGCGCACCATCATCCTGATACTTCGATACTATATGTAACGAGAATGAGATGTCATATGGTACTGGATTGTAGTTATACATCATCGACGAAGGATCATTAGGATCGATTCTTCTATTCTTTCCTATCGTCGACAATTTACGGGAAGGTGAATATGACAGCGTCGTGATCTCAAACCCCATGCGCGGCACGGCAGTCGCTACTGGTAGATCGAGATCGGGGTTTGCTACTAGGCGCGCTTGCGCCTTTTCCTTAGGTCCATATGCTAATGGCACCTTGATTGTATTGATTACGCCACCTGCAGCATCTGCTCTATTGACATACACATCATTAAATAGTGTACCGAACAAAGTGACGTATTTGCGGAGCGTTCCGTGATAGAATGTATCTGAGAACATCAGTAATTTCCTTCGCTGAAGGGGTCTATTTCGGTGAAGTTAATAAACGCTGTTGCTTCTGTTTGTATTGTGTCGTTATCAGCAGATGCAACAGCATTATTGATATCCCACGAATCCAACAATAGTGTATATCCAGATTGATCGACCAATTCGAGACCATCTTCCGTATTGAGCGATTCGATGTTCATCGCTGGAGACACTCTATTCATCGCCAAGTCAATTTGATCGATACCAGTATTGAATCTTTCGCCACTATACTCATACATCTCGCACTTGACGTCATAAAACGCGACGGTGCCTAGTTGTAGGAATACTGGATACTTTTCAACATACGTAATTTTAAACATCCGTTGAGATGGTACGAACCAGATAAGGTCGCCTTCGCGTGGACGTTCGATGTTGAATACTTGGCCTACTTCATTCTGGAAAGCACGGATGGACAAGCTGAATGTAATAGTATCACGAACTTCTAGGTTAAACTTAGACAAGAACTGACCATCACCACCAAACCCATCAACGTTCTTGATGTACATCTCAAGCATAGCGTTGTTGTTATATTCGCGGTTAACGTCTTCGCCATAGATCGTATCCATTTGAGGATCGGAAAACGGAAGATAGTAGGTATCATTACCATATATCTTTATCGATTCCATGACCAAGTTGGTGAGCAGCTCTTGCTCACCACTAGCTTGAAAATTATTGAAGTAGAAATTCGTAGCCAAAGCGAGTTATCCTATCATGTCTAGAGCAGGCAACGATAGGTTAGTAACCATGTCGCGCTCCATCTCTTTGATTTCATTATCCGCTTCGTCGTAGATCTGTTGGCCGTTGAATTGAATGCCGCCTGGAAGTTGCATACCAGTGAACTTCTTGAGGTTGGTACCCCATTGCTTCTTGATCAGAGCAGTTGCATAGTTCTGCAACCAACGCTCGCCATATGCATCTGTGAATTCGTTCGGATTAACTACCTGGTATGCTTCCACAAGCAAGAATTCACCATCATGCAGAGTGTTCCAATCCATATCCACCCATAGCTGGTTTCTCAATCTGTTGTATCGAATTGGTTGTTTGCCTACGAGCATTTCACTGATAACAGACAAGTGTTGCATTGCCATATAGTATGGGACCAGTGAAACTGAGGTTAGAGTGTAAAGGTCGTTGAGTGCAATTTGGTAGCGGATATTGAATAGATCGTCGGCACGAACAGATGGGTCGCCGATCGAAAACACACTCACTGCACCAATGATGTTATCAGGCAATGTGATGTATTTGTTTGCTCTATCCTGAGCGGTGATTTGGTGCTTGTAGTAAATCTTTTCATTACCATCGAAGTGGTAATCCCAGAAATAGCTCAACGCTTCATCGATACGATCTTCGATTTGATCGTCATCTACGTTGATTTCAATTACTGGGAAGCCTAATTTACGGAGGCAGTAATCTTTAAATTGTTGTCTTGATGCTGGGACGGCCATAGTATCTCCTGAGGATGGAGGTATTTAGGCTTGCCCAATTTAAAGATTATAGTTCGGCGGATGCTGTGTATGCAAACTGCCCAGAACCCGACATATTGTATACACGAAATCCAAATCGACTCGTCGATGAGATATTGGCTGCAGTATTGCCAACACCATCCTTATCATAATACCCAGCTGAATTGGGGTACCCTCCAACCCCATATATCTGTACAGTAGCATTCGCTCTTTTTTCGACCATATAAAACATCTGATATTGTGATATACTAGCTGATACTCCTGTGTATACATCAGCTACACCTGGCATTATCTCAAAATATCTCTGACAAAGGCGAATCTCGTCTCCATATGGGCGGTAGTCAAAAGCAGTGGCCGTCGACCCCTTTTCTAACTGAACACCTGTGATTTGGAATGTGGCACCCACATTGGTGATTAATTGGACTGCTCCAGCCACCGTAAAGTATCCACCACTGGTCCAAGTGTTGGCTGTAGCTTGGACGTCTGTATAGGAGCCAAGGTTCCAATCCAATCTAATCCCATACAAATTGGAGCCAGTCAAACCGCCCCACGTGCCTGTAGTGGGACCTGGAACGGTGATTGTTTTATACTCCCAGGTGTTTGCTTGAGATACGGTATAAGATGCAACATAACTGTATGCAGTACCTCCTCCATCCGACCGAATCGCCACAGCATGTGTGCCAGTTAAGCTAGTCTTCACCCAGAATGATAGTGTAGCAGGAGCGGCCGACGAAGTCCCCCACGCAAAATCGACAACATTCAGTCCCTCGATGATGTGCGATAATACGTTTACTTTTCCAGCAGATAGAGTTTCACTTGTTGTGATGGTGACTTTGCCAGAATTAACAAACCCTGGAGGAGCATCTACCACCTGCTGGATAGTTGCTTTGAATGTAGTACCACTACCCCCAAACCGGAATCTATCAACAATAAACGGACTCGTGCTGTTGTCTTGGTTAGTTTTAGCAGCACCGCTGTTGCGTTGATCGATCGCAAACGCCCCATTAATGACGCGATTCTTAAAGCCAAAGCTTGATGGTGCAGTAGTCTGTACGCTCGTGTCGCTAAACACAATTCCTGTATTAGCGACTGTTGCGGTATTAGATGTACCGATTAATTTTGATACTTGTCTTGCTCTTGACATATTATTCGTCCGCTGGTAGTGGTTCGTTGCCTTCGGCTAACCATTCTAGATATTGTTGGTAATCTCTGTTGGCAGAATCGAAGGGGAAGCAGGTTCCATCATCAAGTCGAATTGCCGCGGACACAGGCAGTCCTACTATTGGTTGTGTTAACTTATACATTTACAGCTCCGAAGAAAGAATCAGCTTGCTAGATGCGTTCGCAAAATATACCTGAGCTGGTCTGAATGCTGTCATTCCAGAAGCCCCTGTGGCAGTTATGCTAACGAAGTTTTCTTGTGCTGAATTGATTGTCGGTGCAACTGTTGTTATGTATTGAGCGATTGCATCATTAAACGCCAGCAAGGATGCTGTGCCTTCAATAGAAGGAGCGGTGCGCATAGTTGCAGGAAGATTGAATAAACAATATCCTGCGGTGGCACTATATGAAAACCCCCAACCAATACGATAACCTGCGCCGCCACTGTAGCCAACTGTATATCGCTGGCACAAAGCCAACTCAGTACCGTATGGACGATAGTCGAATCCAGTTGCCGTCGACCCCCTTTCCACCTGGACGCCAGTGATATAGAACGTCGCACCTAGTGCATTAGCCCACGATGATGAACCAGTGGACGTCGTTGCGCCATCATAATTTCCAGCCTGCCACGATCCGCTCGGTGCCAATCTAGATGGACCAGAACCCAGATTGAATCTTAGATGGATGCCAGCTGTGTTGTCCTTTGTCCATGTACCAGTTGTATCGCCAGGGACGGTGATTGTTTTATATTCCCATGTATTGGGAGCGTTGATTGTGTACTGTATAGGATATGATCTATCGCCTGCATTGTTCGTCACAGATATTGAATATATCCCTGCAATACTTGAGCGTGTCCAGAAAGACACCGTTACTGTTGCAGCATCGGCTGACCCCCAATTCAAGTCAGCAACATTCAGACCTTCGATCTTCTGTCCGAAGAAGCAATAAGTTGGAGTAGAAGATGCACCCGTATTCGTCATCAACAAACTATTACTGAAACCTGCAGGTGCAGTTGAGGATTGGCGTGTCGAGTAGCTCGGTCCAGAATAATAGTGGTGCCATCTATCGACGCTGTAACTTCCTCCAGTAATCGAATTCGGTCCACCTCCGCTGTACCTCTGGTCAATCATCATCGCGCCGTTAATAATGCGGTTCTTAAATCCAAAACCAGAAGCAGCAGTCGTCTGAACAGATGCGTCCGCGAACGTGACGCCAGAGTTAGCAACAGTGACTGTATTTGAAAACGATGCAGTACCAACATGGCTTGTTGTGCCAGATATTACCAAGTTGCCTGACATAGTATCGCCAGACTTCTGCAATGCATTAGCAACGTTGAATGTTCCATATGCCACAACCTCGACTGAATCGCCTAGTGCGGCAGCTAGTGCTAACACGATGTTGGATCCGTCTGTTGCAACGAAGTCATCAGCAACGACCAAGCGAATGCCGTTCAGGTATACATCAACGAAACCAACCGTGTATCCAGTAGAGATGTTAAATGTCGTCTGTCCAGCTGTTGCTGTAAACTGTGACTTGCGATATACGCCGTCCGTAATGATGACATCGGCACGAGAGCCCATGTTAACAGCTTCAATAACTGCGCCACTTGCCGGCGCTTCACTGAAGGTTAGTGTGTTTGCTGAGTATGAATATGCATCTGTTTGTTGGCGAACGCCGTCAATAGAAACGAGCAACGCTGCCTTGTTTCCTGGAACAGATGATAATGTGAAAACTGTGTTGGAACCGTTCGCAGTGAACATATCACTTGGAAACGTCCCATATGTTGGTTGTACGCCTGAGTAGCTCATTATATTATCCTATTAAATGGCCCGTAAAGCGCGTCGTGTACACATTATATGAAAGGCCATTGTTGCCATTTGATGATAATGTAAGGTAGTCATTTACCGCACAGTATACTATGCCAGTCAAAGAACCACTGTTGTATATAGCGCTGTACGCAAGAGCTTGGAACTGGCTACTCCCATTCTTATTTACCACCACCGACCCAGTAGTGCCTGACGAAGTGCTTTGTTCGATCGATGCACTCACTAAGTAATATCCTGCAACAGGAGCAGTGAACCTGCCAGTGCTCGTTGAGTAGTAGGAACCATTATTAGTGAATACAGTACCGCCGGTGTAATTGTATGTTGTGTTTGCTGAAACAGTCATGCCGTAGTACTCAACACACCAACTTGGCTGATATGGCATCGTGATGCGACCATTGGTATCGACCATCATTCGATGCGCTGAATCGTCGGCAATACTCCATGCATTGGACGTATCTCCGCGTAACCCCACATACCAATTCTTTCCTGAGTTCTGGTATGTGATTGTCTTATTGGCATTCGATGCGTCTGATGTAGTACCAACGCCAAGGTTTGGCACGGTAAGAGCTCCGGACATAACGTCGCCAGCCTTATTGACTGGCGTGTATCCGATATTAGTTGCTGTGATTTTAGTTAGTGCCATATTAGCCTACCAATGTTATGCTGAGGTTAAACCAGCTACTGCTATCGAACCCGATATTACCAGACAGATTGACAAAATCAATATAGTCGTTTTGCGCGAGCGTAGTAATTACCGTCCCTCCTGGTGATACCCACGCAGAAGTTGTGTAGTTTTGTTGATACACATACGCTACAGTGGCGGCGCTGTTCTTACGTACTTGCAATGATAATGTTGATGAGTCTGTATTCATGTTACCGATCATCGATATCTGGTATCTGCCAGCTACAGGTGCTGTATAGCGACCTGTAGATGCTGTCCAATTAGATGCGGTGCCTGAATACTCGGCTACAATAAATGTGTTAACTACAGCGTTCGCAGCGGTTTTTGTTGAGTTTCCTGCTCCAACCAATCTAACGAACGGCTGAGTTGGCATGGTGACCGCACCCCCCTGAGTGACTGTTAGTCGGCGGGTGAATGTATTATCCCACACTGAGAAAGATACATTGTCAGCACCCACATACATTCCACCAGCACCAGAATCGCCGCCGCGGAACAATCCGACTTGCGCACTACTAGACGTACCAGTGAATCTCGGATATCCGTTAGCGTCGCCACTTGTATACGATGAGTTGCTGTCATTAACAAGCAACTTTCCAGTAATATTATCACCAGCCTTGTTGACAGGCGTATATCCCAATGCGCCAGTAATAGCGGTGTTGGGCAATACCTTGGATGTAATTTTAGTTAGTGCCATTATGATCCTTACAGTTCAGCCGCAGCCGCCCAATGTCCAGACGACATAACAGCCTGACCATTACTACCAGTGGTGAGTGTACATCCAGGAACGAACCCCGATACGCCACTACTCGCCGCTATCATTGTGTGTGCCGTCCAGGTGGTGCCGCTTTCATATAATAACCATACACCTGTACCTGTGCCGAAGTTTGGACGATAAAACGTAACAGTTGGAATCACCCGCTTCGATGCTTTATAAGACACGAATGCTCCATCCCAATTAGTACCATTGTATACTGCGCCAGGACCTGCTCTACGATCGCCTGTTGCTCCATCTGCAGGAGCAACACCATCGTCAAAAGACTTCTCATAGTATCTCTGACACAATGCCAACTCAGTCCCATACGGGCGGTAGTCAAAGCTCGTTGCTGTTGAGCCTTTTTCTAGCTGGACCTGTGACAGTAGGAAGGTCTGTGTGGATGTGTTGTAAAAAAACAACGCTAGACCGTTCACTACGTTCGTGCTGAGTGCACTAAACGTAAAGCTGTATCTTGTCCATGTAGTCGAGAGCGCTACAGTAGAACCTTGCATGATAGTCATGCCTGCAAAGTTATCCAATGCCGTTGCGTACCGCACATCGAAATTTAATGTCGGCGAACCACTCGCGGCTTTTGCATAGAACGACACGGTGACTTGCTGACCTGCCAAGTCACGTACGTTCTTCGACTCGATCTTTTGTGCAGTGGCAACTGTTCCCGATGAACCCGACACCTGCAAGGAGTAGTCTACACCAATGCCGCTAGGAACGTCTGTCGAACGTGCTTGTGTCGTATTTACTTGGTCAGTCGTCCAACGGTCAGCGACATAAACAGCACCAGTGCCGCTCGTACCACGTTGCCAAAAATCAAAAAGACCATTGATGATACGATTCTTAAACCCGAACCCAGAGGCCGCAGTTGTTTGAATGCTAGCATCCCCAAACGTGACACCAGAGTTGGCAACGGTAACGGTATTCGCAAACACAGCAGCGCCAGTGTGCGTAGTATTGGCAAATGTTGCCAAGCCAGCATGTGTGGTTGTGTTTGCGAATGTAGCGGTGCTGCTGACGGCTAATGTGCTGACGTTTGCAATAGCGCCGTCCGGAATCGCTGCAATGCCAACAGCATCTACGATTGCGGTCACTTGGATGTAATCACCGGATGCAGGAGTACCTGTAAATGTTAGGGTCGAGCCGGATACGTTAAACGCATCATAGTGTTGAACCAAGCCGTTGATCGTTACGACTAATTGGTTTTGTGTTGCAGGCGAGAATCCTAGATCGAAAGCTGTATTCGATCCGTTGCCTATAAAATTGAATCTGCGAACGTCGCCAGATCTGGCTGCTTGTTTTCCGCCGTAGCCCATTTAGTGCTCCTTAGGAAATTTCTAGAATAGACGCTACAGCATCCAAATAATTGGCTATAGAAGCAGTCAATACTATCTTATCGCCAGCTTCTAAGTTGAGCGGTTTGTCAAAGTAGTATGACGATCCGCCAGGAACAGGAATTAGATATCCTATCTTATAGTATGTCAATGCAGAAGCATCATACAATTCAATCGTAATGCTTGCCGACGATGTTCCATTGACGTTGGCGATATTGAGCGTATGAACAACGGCAGCGGTAGATACTGGACAAGTGTATAAGTCCGTTCTAGAAGTCGATGAAAGAGCTAAGCCTTTATTTTTGAATGTATTTGCCATTGTTTATCCGCCAAAGACGATCGCCATTGCAGTCGCCATGCCAGCAGGGTCGACTTGTAAGTTTGTTTGAGTCACGCTAACATTAGAAACAGTCAAGACGTTAGCTGATAAAGTACCTACTGTATTTAGGTTAGCAGAAGCCGTAAATTGATCAACCGATTCGTCCCACAGCAACGCAACGTTTGCTGAAGATCCGCGGTTGATGCTAATGCCAGCATTCTCAGTAGGCGATACGCCAGATCCAACATCTGCGTTCAATGTAATGATGTTGTCACCAACATCCAGATTAGTAGTGTTGATGTATGTCGTGGTACCAGTTACTGTTAGGTTACCAGTGATCGTCGCATCGACTACACGGAGAGTGTTGGTAGCAACCCATGCGTTTGCTGTATTAGAAAACGACAGCATGGCATTGTTTGCAACGCCATCTGGTTTTAATCTGGTGAGGTCTAGTTTACGCATGGGCTATTGTTTTATTGGGCGTTAGGTTGTGCTGCTTCAGCCTCAGCTTGACGTTCAGCTGCAGACTTGATTGGAGCTGCAACAACAATATCTTCCTTAGATCCAGAGATTGTTTCGCCAGCTGCAAGCTTGCGTTGTACTTCTGCTGCTACGATTTCTTCGATAGCAATACGGCAACGTTCGTGGATTGCGTTGTCGATCCAGTCTTGTTGGGAGAACGCGACATAGCCAAGTGCCTTGTCTTCTGCTGCAGAAAGAGTAATTGTGTATGTTTGCGACATAATGATTCCTTATAAAGAGATTATTTATGATTGATGAAAATAGCTCATCCCAGCAAGTGCCCAGAAAACCAGGACTCTGTTCCTGAAAACACAGTTGTGCCGCCTTGTACAGTCCAGTATGGCTGAACGTAGTCGCCTTGGCCCAAAGATAAAATACCTGTGTATACTACTGTCATATATCCTGCACTGCCCGAGCTCATTGTGCTATTGTGGTATGATCCTTGCCATGTTGATGCCCCGTTCACAAACAGCAATGTCTGCGCATAATACCCAGCATTCTGATTGTTGACTCTAAACGCCGCCGACACAAAATATCTACCTGCAACTGGTGCTGTCATTCGCCCAGTGCTAGTGCTATACATGCCGCTGTTGTAGTTGGTGCTATCAAATACAAATAATGAACCGTTGGTCGGAGTCGGGCTGGTGCTGTGGTATGCATAAAATGATGGCTGGTATGGTTTAGTCACATGGCTATTTGCATTTATTCGTAGCGCATCTCCAGTAGTTGCATGTTGTAGCCGTAATTGCTGAGTAGCACCATACGCAACGATAAGCATGTCGCGGCCACCAGATGACTCGATGCGATTCGTCGCCGCGTCCCATTGGCCCATTGTTAGATAGTTAGTGCCATCGGTAATTCTGGATCTTAAGCCAGAGCCAGAGACAGCTACGTCGCCAGTGAACGTGTCGCCTGCTTTGTTTGCTGGTGTGTACCCTATTGAGTTGGCATTGACTGCATTTGCTGCAATCGAATCTGCTGTGATTTTACTTAGTGCCATTATACTTCAACCCATTGTTGTTCAGTCTCGCTCCAGGCATGCTTCTTGCCGCCGTCTGGGTATGTGACCGGAGGGGCCCATGTGCATGTACTTTCATCGAGCGTCCAGCTGCCATAGGGTTGTGGTGGAATAAATGCATCCTTCGCTTTGTCATATACGAAACCAACTCCAGCAAAATTCATACGTAGTGGGGTCCCGCCAAGTATGTGTACTCCGCCTCTCGTGTTGTAGCTAGTTTGAATCCATTCACCAGGACTTGAGTCTACGAATGTATCAAAGAACTCTGGTTCAGCAACAATCACTTGTGTGACTTTGCCGTCTAATACTTTTGCAAAATGTGCCATGTTATTTTATGTAGTGTATGTAATAATAACAACACCTGATCCACCATATCCGCCGATGTTGTTGCCATGTGAGGTACTAAGACCAGCACCATCTCCGCCACCGCCTCTATTAGTCGCTCCATCGAATGCACCTGTCCACGAATCGCCACCACCCCTACCGCCTTGTGCATATACTGTGGACGCTCCGCTGATGGAGCTAGTTACGCCAGCACCGCCTTGTGCAAAGCTTGCTATGCCGTTTGTACTGTCAGCACCGATGGCAGTAGCACCACCACCGCCGCCACCTGTTGCAGCAGTTCCATACAAATCAGAACGCCCAGCCCCACCTGCATATCCTTGACCAGCTGTTCCAGACCCTCCATACAATGGACCGGCTGTATATCCAGATCCGCCGCCACCAGATCCACCACTTGCGCCAGATCCACCGCTATAATTGCCACCCCCGCCGCCACCTAAAGCAGTGTAGCCGAACGCTGTCGTATTTGATCCGCTCGGAGCCTGTCCACCACCGCTAATCGATGATGTGGCGCCAGCACCAATTGTGATATTATATGTACCAGGCGACAGAATTGCAGACTGTTGAATTAATCCACCGGCGCCACCACCACCGCCAACATCCCAACCACCAGCGCCGCCGCCACCCACAATCAGCAAGCTAACTAGCTTTGATCCTGTCTGAACAGTAAACGTACCACTGGTTGTGAACGTATGGACTGTGTTTGGACCATTCGTGGTCATGGTACCCCCAGTGGCTACGAACTCGCCGATACCATACCAATTAGAACCGTCGGCATACTCTACCAGACTCCGCTGAGAGTTGAATCTTACGCCCCCTGTGTTCGCTGGCGGTCGGTTGCTTGTATTGCCAACTGGCAAAATGGCACCACCTGTTAGGGACGTCACGCCGGTCACAGCAACGTTAGCTGCGAATGTAGTATTACTCGCAAAAGTTGGTTTGCCAGACGAGCCGATGAAATCAGACAGTGTTCTTGAATTGCTCACAATTAACCTCTGTTAGCAATCTCTGCTTGTTGTGATTGATATGCTGCTACAATTTCTGGTGTCCATGCTGCTGATGCAATTGCTTGCACGTTGGTAGGCATTTCCGATACATCAGAACCAGGTGCGAATGACCACCGATGGTATGTTTGAGCGATCTGTTCGCCGTCTTTTAAAATACGAGTAGCTTCACGAACTTGCAATGTGCCGTTCTCTACTACTTCAATTTTGTCTATTACTTTTACTTCTTCTAGTGCCATTTTGTTTTCCCTTTTTAGTGTCCGCCTAGTAACTCCATACTAGGTAATTTGAATGTCAAGCAACTCTATACGTCACAGAGCCTATAATGTGCGTCCCGCTTTGTATTGCTGCTGGGCTCAAGTAGGACACGCCTGCTGTGGCAGAATTTGTATATGTGACTACCACACCCGACGATCCAGGATCTATATAACAACCCACATACGTTGCTGTAGTGGTAAGCAGGCTAGCCCAATACCCCACAGAACCACTTACCCACGTATATCCATAATTACTAAACGGAAGGCCGCCTATGAATAATAATCCAGTACCATTGTGTGTGGATGTGCAATTTAGTGAAAAATATGCAGTAACCAGCGAGCCTATCTTCACATACGCGCCTTTGTTATTGGTTGCGCTATATGTTCCGGTTCCAGCAGCGGTTGACCCATACGCATATGGCGACCATGTTCCCTTTTCATAATCATCTAGGGTATTCGGATCAGTTGTTGTTACTTGTGTGTTCGGGAACGCAATACCAACACCATTAGCAGCCACATTGCCGCCTGCAAGAATGATTGCACCAGTAGTATTAATACGCAACTTTTCTGATGCTGCAGTAGTATTGCCAGTATGGAAAATAATGTTATTGTTTGTCTGAGTGCCGATGCTCAGATCGCCACCATTAACAAACACATAACCACTTCCTGGTTGCATGATGCTAAATGCGGCCTGGCTATATGCATTGCTGTTGATACCGACATCAATAAAATTGGTCGTATCTGTACTGTCGCTTCTAGCTAGTACTAAATCAGTGGAAGCATTGTTGCCATTATTCAAATTTTGTGCATTAATTTGAATCCAACTATTAGCATTACTAGCAGCCTGCACGAGTGGGTTGGTGAATGAACCGCTTGCTGCCCCAATTACCAACGGAGCTGCGGGGACAGTATTTCCGATACCGAGGTTGCCGTTCGCTGCATGGATTACGTTGTTTGGAAAGAATACTGCGCCTGCAAACGTATCGCCACTTCTTCTTACAGCGTCCGTCATTTGAACGGATCCATATGTCACCGTTTCGATAACAGCGTTCGATGTGGCGCCAGTTGTTAGTGTGATTGTTAGTCCATTGCTTGCAGTAAAGTCTGTACCTGCTACCAGCTTGACCCCGTTGTAATATACGTCGATATACCCGGCGGTATATCCGCCGTTGGGTGTAAATGTTGTCTGATCGGCAGTTGCGATTATTGTCGTAACTGTTCTGACAGTTTGGCCGAATGGCGGCACCCCGATGTACGACATTACTGTTGTTCCTCAGCTGGTAATGGTTCGTTGCCTTCGGCAAGCCATTTTAAGTATTCTTGATAATCAGCATTCATCACATCAAGTGGAATAAAAGCACGATCAGATATCCGCACTATGCAAGTAGGATCTTGTCCTTCGAATAATGGTTTAGTTAATTGATACATGCTTAAAGTTCCGCTGAAAATAAAATACGTTTTGCTGTTGTGCCATCACCATCCAACCAACATTGATATGCGCCGGTTCCTTGATCGGATGCGGGGACAGCCCTCAACGCAATACGTTCTGTAGTGGCGGCATTTGCCGTGATCGTTACCGCGAGTATCACAACTCCCGGCAAATGAGCCCGAGCGCCACTCTCGATCGTAGTGGTTGGCGAGGCTCTCATAGAAACTATAAAATTATACACTACGTCATACTCGTTAGCAGCAGATCTATTGCGAGCAAAAATGAGGTTAGAAAAACTACCCGCCGCACTGATAGATGATACGTACTGAAAGTATCTCTGACACAAAGACAGCTCTAATCCATATGGGCGATAGTCAAAGCTCGTTGCTGTTGGGCCTTTTTCTAACTGAACGCCCGTCAGGTAGAACGTAGCTCCTGCAGTCGAGATCCAATTCACACAAGCTGAGGTCCGACGTACGTCCGCAGATGACCACGAACCAGCAGTTCCATTTTGGTTACTACCTGAGCCAATATCAAAATTGATACCAATTCCGATTCCAGTATCAGTCAACCAAGTGCCAGCAGTATCGCCAGGAACTGTTACTGATTTGTATTCCCATGTGTCTGCAGAATTAATTGTATACGTAGCTACATAAGTTCTGGATGCGTTGCTATTTTGTAAGCGGAACCCATAAAGACCTACAACACTAGACCTTACCCAAAAGGAGATAGTAACGGCCTGCGCTGATGATGTTCCGAATGCTAAGTCTACCGTATTATTTCCTTCGATCATCTGAAAAATCTGATAGACGTCGCCAGCAGCTGGCGACACCGCGGTCGTGACTGTATGTTGCAAGCTATTTGAGAATCTTGAAGGCGCAACCGTAGAGCGTTGCGCAGTATATCGACCATTACCTGCATAATAGTCAGCCCAACGGTCTACGATATAAAATCCAGCATTCGATAAAGCTGCTCCGCCCCAACGCTGATCGATTCTCATATCGCCATTGATGATACGATTCTTAAAGCCGAAGCCAGACGCCGCAGTGACCTGCGCTGTTCCATCATTGAATACTAAACCGTTGGTTCCGTCGACTACTACGCTCATTTGTTAGCTCTTTGTTTTTGTATTATTTATTCGATCGCAGCTAGCTGCTCTTCGGTAGGTCTAGCTAGAGTTGGATGTTCCCATTTAGCAATGTAGTCGCCTTGCCCATCACTAGCATTCTCTAATGTTATAGTACCGCGTGGTGCAAATTCTGCGTCTATTAGTTCTGGGTAGATTGTTTTGATTTTTTCGTATAAAGACATCATGCTGCCCTAACCATGAACCCCTGTAAAGAGGTGTAAATTTGACTTCCATAGATGGTATTTGGACTTGTGCCGCCGACCACATATGCCCAGACATCAACATAGTCCGTCGATCCGTTTAAGTATACCAATCCGAAAAATGGGTTCGACACCCCAGAGCCTTGGCTGGCCAATATAACCCTGTGGGAACCGTTGTTCTTTCGGATGTCAGCATACGTATAAGTTGCAGACGAATTGCATTCCCACATACCTTGAATCTGATAGTACCCAGCTACTTGCGGTTGGAATCTATAATTGGTCGTAGAATCGAATGCATTATGCGTATCGAATTCTTCAGCATTCCAAGCAATCTTGGTCCAAGTATTTGTGCTGATTGATTGGTTAGTTGATAGATACGCACAAAACGCAGGGCCATTGCCAGCTACGTTAGGAGCTAGATCTGCTTGCTGTATACTTGCATCTGTTAGGCCACCAACTGTCAATCCAGTTATCGTGCCACCGCCATCAAGAACTAATGCCATCTAACTGCTCCTGTGTTGGGCGTGGAAGTGTTGGGTGATCCCATTTAGCGATGTAGTCGCCTCGACCGTCGCTATCGTTTTGCAGTTTGATATTGCCGTAAACGAAATCATATGTCTCAAGCTCTGGATATAAGGAAATGATTTTTTCAAATAACGTCATACCGCCTCCACAAGATGGGCAAAGAATTCGGCGCCAGAAACTTCCGCTGTCGTTGCAACCATATAACCATACAATTCAAGATAATCTGTCGTGCCGTTCATATAAACGAGCTTGCTACCGGTTGCTGTGTATCCTGTAGTCTGGTCTTGCATAAACAACCAACTATTTGCGGTACCGTTTTTATACAAAAGATTAATTAACCGCGATGGTGAAGTTGCGCCGTTGTTCGCTAATGTAGTAGTGACGTTATAATATCCAGGAACGTTGGGTGTGAATCTATAGTTTGTGGTATCGAAGCAATTTTGTGTATCGATCACCTTGGCGTCTAATTTTATTTTAGTGAACGTTGCGCTAGTGATATTATACAAAGCTGCTAACTTGGCATGGACAATTGGGTTCTTTGTCAGCTTAGTTATTTGTACGCCGTCTTGCTGTATTGTTAGAGCACCAGAGCTATCGCCAGCATATGCTGTGCCATAGTTGCCAGTTGTAGTTGTGTTGATTAGTGCCATATTACAAGATCACCCATCTTTGACCTGGTGGAACAGTAACTGCTGATCCGTTTGCTACAGTAACAGGACCTACCGACATAGCATTCTTACCTGTCGATAATGTATAGCTAGAAGTTACTGTTGTACTGAATTCGTGAATAACGCCATTTGCTTGGTTTACAGGAGCAGTCGTTACGCTAGTCGTACGTCCCTTTGCATCTACTGTAATTACAGGTATAACGGTTGTATTACCATACGTACCAGCCGTCACACCACTATCAGATAGCTTAGCTGTTGTTACTGCGTTGGACTGGATTGAGTTAGCTGTAACTGAGTTATCAGTCGGCGACACTACGCCAATCACGCCAGCCTGGTAGATGACGTAAATGTTATTTGCACCAGCTGTTGGAGCGCCAGAGAATGTTAGGGTCTGGCCACTAACAGAATAACTACCATCGAATGGGCTTTGTTGGACGTTGTTAACAACGACTTCGATATCACGAGTATTATATACTGTGCGGGATAGAGTGAACTGAGTGTTGGAGCCGTTGCCGTTAAAGACGTCAGTTACTGTTGCCTGGTTGGTTAATGCGCCACTAGCGCCTATGTATGCCATTAGACACCTACCGCTGCGCTAGTGACAAAGTCAGCACTCGATGCTGTGCTGGAGACGCACTTCAACACATCCCCGTTCAGCACGAAATGTTTTACATCACCGCCGATCAGAGCAAGCGCACCTCCGACAGGTATCACTGCGCCCTTGATTAGGTAGTAATTGGTTGCGCTGCGAGTAATATAAACATCGATAGTAATAGCAGCGCCAGAAATGTTGGCGACCTGACATCCTACCAAAGCAGTCGTGGCCGTAGCGGTAAAAATAGTAGCTGGCGTTGTGCCAACTGCTGAATTGAGATAACTGGTTTGTGTAGAAGCCATGGCTTACCCGTATATGATTGCGTTTAAGAACGCAGAACCTGCAGGATCGACTTGCAGGTTTGTTTGTGTTTGAGCTACGTTTGAAACGGAAAGAACGTTTGCAGTAACAGTTCCTGTGGTATTTAGATTGCCGACTGTTGCATTGGCAGACACTGTAACAGCAGTCAGCGTAAGATTAGACTGGCCCTGATAGGTGCCAATATCATTTCTATAGACCAGGACATCATTATTAGATGACGTTCCTTGCTTGAGTTTTTCTATCCGCAACTTTGACATTTGTTATGCTTCTGGTGTGTAATTGTTAATCGGTATTGAATATATTTATCAACCGCTCAAACAGGTTTAGTCGGAAAGAAATCATCATCGATGATGCATGGATTCGACAAGTCAATCGAATCGGTAATATCTCTCAATTGCTGTCTATACGTAGCCCACTCAACCTTTTTCTCAGGCGTTAGTGGTGAATCATTGAATTGAGTCCAGTCCGATTCGGCCAATAGTAGCGTTCTTTCTGCACGAATAGAGTTCAGTATGGAACATCGTATGGTATCGACTGCTGCATAATAATCCTGCTCAGTCTTACCTTCAGCAATAACGGTTTCCAGCACGAGTGGTGTATAGTGAATGCGTAATCTCATTTTATTAGAACGGGTTAGTATTTGTTTGGTATGTATTTGTAACAGTCGATAGTGGGTCGCCCATTGTAGTGATTCTGACCGCCATTCCATTTCGCCCCGCAGAGTTCTGGAACCCTATCTTGCAGCTAGTTGATCCCACTGGGGTGGCAAAGCAGCTAATCGAAGCCATGTTTGTTTTATCCTGGGTTTCTGCTGCTATCACCGACCATACGTTTGCAGTCGACCCGACGATCCAGCGCTTATAACCTACCGATTGCCCCCAGTTCCAACCACCAACCCACAGCTCTACGTTAAACAGTCCCATATACGTAGTAACTCCAGTCGGCAAGGACAAGTACCAATACTGTGTAGGTGTGCTCACTCCATCCGTACCAATATCAATGGTGAAGTTATATTCAGCACTATTTGCTGTTCCGTGTGAATAAAATTTTCTGAAGTTTATCGCATTTCCCGCATTCGTATAACCACCATTCGAATGTGTCCACGCAGAAGCCATCGAAACAATACCGTCTGCTGCTGTATAGTAGTTTGCTGGCGAATATACTGCTCTGTCTGATTGTAGTGTAAGTGCAGCATTACCGAACGACACGACTGAGTCTGGTGTACCTGTGCCAGCAACATAAAACTCATGTCGCCCTGCAATTTGCTGATACATCGACGCGCTCTGGTTGTTAGCGTAGTATTTGAATACACCAACGCCTGCATTGTACAAGTTATTGGTCAGCGTTACGCGGTGATCGTTCACGTTGATTGGTTGTGACCACAATGCTGCTAGGTCATCTGATCCATTACCAATGTGAATGCCACGACCATATGCCCCTACGCCAGTAGCAAATCTTGAACCAAGGGCCATATTACCACTAGTGTCGATACGTAGACGTTCCGATGTGTTAGTAGTGTTGCCAGTATGGAACAGGATGTTGTGAGCAGTCTGTGTGCCCATAACCAAGTCGCCACCGTTTGTAAACAAGTAGCCACTGTTTGGCGTCATAATACTATATCCAGCTTGGCTGTAAGTATTACTGTTGATGCCCATATCGATATAACCAGCAGTATCATTGCCATCGCTACGTGCGAGGATCAGGTCAGTAGAAGCATTATTGCCGTTATTTAAATTCTGTGCATTCAACTGAATCCAGCTATTTGCGCTACCAGCAGCTTGGAACAACGGGTTAGTAAATGTGCCACTAGCAGAACCAATCGTTAATGGAGCTCCAGGAGCAGTGTTGCCGATACCAACGTTTGTATTTGCCACACTCCAGTAAATAACGTTTGCATTATTCAACATGCTCGGAGCAATCGACTGATCAACAGGAACTAGAGTGGAACTCTTGATGCCAAGATGAAGAACAAGAATGTTGCCGGTACCTGTAGGAGGAGCACCAGTGAATGTCAGTGTCGTGCCTGTAATTGTGTATGCTGAACCAGGAGTCTGATATAGACCGCTGATGTATACAGCAATGGATGCAGCTGATGCAGGAGCAACGGATAGAGTGTATGCTACTGTCGAGCCATTACCACTGAACGTGTCAGTTTGATAGTTGGTCGATACTAATGGGTTTCCGATTAATGACATTTATTCGTCCGCTGGTAATGGTTGATTGCCTTCTGCCAACCATTTTAGATATTCTTGGTAATCTGAGTTGGCTGGATCAAATGGGATAAAGGCATTGTCTACTACACGCTTTACCGTGTCGATGACAGAACCTCCAATAGAACTTATGTTTTTATTTAATATCTGATACATCACATTTCCGCATTAAATGTTAGATTTCCGTTATACATTTTCGCATACCGACCAGTAGTCAATCCCGCCGCGCAGGTATAGTCTCCGTCCATTCTTTGATAGTTCGTGTAGTTTGAGCTGAACGCAAGTGACCCTACCACAGCAGATCCGTCCCATACATATACGCCAAGAGTTACTGTGGGGGTCGCTCTCATGTACACTGGGAATTCGTAACCGAGCCGATATACGACACCACTACTTGGCACATACCCATGAGTCCCTACCATCGCTCCGCTAGAAGAAGCAATTTGATAGTATCTCATACACAGATTCAACTCTTGTCCATATGGGCGGTAGTCGAAGCTGGTAGCCGTCGATCCTTTTTCTAACTGAACGCCCGTAATGTAAAAGGTAGATCCAACAGTCGCCATGAGATTGGTCTGTCCTACCGCACCTTGATAACTAGCACTTGCTGTCCATGTATTAGCAGTGTTGAGCCTAGTTGAATATGCTCCTAGACACCAAACCAATAGCATTCCTTTACCGGTTGTCTTTGGCCATGTCCCTGCAGTAGCTCCAGGAATCGTAACCGACACATATTGCCATACGTTGGATGACGTGATCGTGTATGTGAACGAGTAGCTATAATCCACATCATTACTAACAACACCAGTGAATGTGCCAGTGAGGCTGGATCGCACCCAAAATGATAAGGTCGCCGATGATGCACTAGAAGTGCCCCAGCCTAAATCGGCCACATTATATCCCTCAATTATCTGTTGTATTCGATAGAGGCTGTCGTTTTGAAGAGTAGCTTGAGCACTAGTGACTGTGGCTGCCATAGAGGAGGCAAATCCGGCAGGAGCAACGCTCGATTGTTGAATGGTGAACGCTGCACCATTGCCAGCGGCGGTAGAATAACTCTGCGCCCACCAACGGTCTATGTTATACCCATAGTAGTTGCCAGCGACCGTAGTAGACCCATACGCGACAGCAGCACCAGCATTACGCTGGTCGATCACCATTGCCCCATTAATGATCCGATTCTTAAAGCCAAACCCAGAGGCAGCTGTTGTCTGTGTGCTGGCATCGCTAAATGTTAGCACGCCAGTAGACGTAATCGCAATAGTGTTGGCGGTGTTGTTTGCAATCTTTACATTGCCAGCAGAGTCGATAGACAAAGATCCCCCTGCAGATGTAATCTTACCTGCACCAGTTGAGTCTTGTCCAATTACGCTCGGGTCTAATTTTGTTAATGCCATATACTAATATCCACCATTAGGCAATTTTTGCTATTGAGAATTGATTGAATCTGTCTGTCGTTTGGTTATACAGAGTTCCTTGTGAAAGGTAGAACGTGACGAAGTCGCCAGCTGCCAACGTAACTACTGTGTCTAAACAACCTGTATCATACGTAGCACTTTCACGATATGCATGACCGTAGTGAGCTGATGCTGATGGTGTATCTGTATTGATACCTATAAGCACACGACATGCTGATACTCCAGACGCAAAGAAAGGATTCAATGTTATTCTGTATGTGCCTCCCACGAGGACAGTGAACCTACGTGTTGAGGTGCTGTATGTGATTCCCCTCGATACCCAAAACTCATCAAATGCTAGCTTCTGAGGTGCCGCTGGGTTGGTTAATGCTGATCCAATTTGTCCAGATATAATTGGCTGATTTGGTAGCGATACAGCACCAGGCGCGGACGTGCCGCCAACTAATAACATCCCTTGTATCCACCCGACGCCATTATTCACCCACATCGTGAGGCCACCACCACTCGCTGCCGACACGCCATCGACCGCCCCCACAGCTATTTGGCCGCTGGTGGTGTCGACCCACCATGTCGATGGTTGCCCTACTCCAGCAAACGCTGCTGCTCTAGTCGTGTCGGGTGCGCTCGATTTTAATATCGTCGGAAAGTTTGTTGAAGAATTTCCATTATAGGTGATTGAAGTGTTTCCACCATTGGTAGTCAATGTTCCATTAATAGTAGTGTTGCCGACTGTGACTGCACCAGTAAATGTATCGCCTGCCTTATTAGCTGGTGTGTATCCCAAGCTATTTGCAATAGCTCCAGTGCTGAATGAATTGCCGCCTAGTTTATCGATCGCCATGTATTATTCGTCCGCTGGTAATGGTTGGTTGCCTTCAGCAACCCACTCAAGGTATGCTCGATAATCCGCGTTAGCAAGATCAAAAGGAACGAATGCTCCGTCAGATAGTCGAATAACATTTATTGGTTCTGTTCTTCCTGGAACGAGATATGTCTTGTACATTTTATAGCTCCGCATCTGCAGTTATGTACGATGCTGTTGTTGCAGCACTGGTTAGCATGTATGCCCCAAACGATGTTAATCCCGTTGTCGTTGCGTCGATAGAGCAATAATCAGTTCCACGCTCAGCCTGAGCAATAGCCGAACACACGTTCAACCAACCAACCTGAAATGTGCTGGCTGCACTAAATCCTAGCGTTGGTGTGGCTCGCATAGTTTGTGGAAACTTAATCATTGTTCTGAACTGCGTGGTGTTGAATGCATGGCCCATTGCATACGGTGCATAGTTCGTCGATGGTGTTATCTTACAGTAGTATCTTTGACACAACGCTAGTTCCAAACCATATGGGCGCTTCTCGAACGGAGTCGCTACCGTTCCTTCTTCTAGTTGGAAGTTGGCCATATGTATTGTGCCTGCTGCTGCAGGAGGGAACCACACTGCTGGCCAAATTCTATCATCATTATTAGTTCCGATAGTCTTACCAGTAATAGACGCAACAGTCGTCGTATATACAAACTTCTGCCAAGTTGTGGTGACTGTATAGTTTGTAGCAGTAGGATACACACCACTACTCGGCGAACCACCGCTACCAAATTCTTGGCAAATAGCTACACCAATGGTCATTGTTCCAGATGGAACTCTTGCCCAAAACGAGAAGGTAGCCTGCTTACCAGCAAGCGTACGAACGCTTTCTATATCCCAGCGGAGGTAGTTCGTTGGCGTGCCACATGAAGGGAATGCATACTGCATGTAGTACTTTGGATCGCCTTCCGGAACGCCTGTTTGGCCTGGGTCAAATGTCTGGCGTGTAAGTGTACGTCCAGACGCAGGAGATCCATCATATCCGATGCGCATACGGTCGACTAGGTACGCAAAGCTGCCCCAATCGGTGAAACTTGTGGCACGCTGCCAAACATCAAGCCCACCGTTGATGATCTTATTGCGCATACCGAACGATACAGCAGTATTGAATTGGGTGTTATCGTTAAATGTGATGCCAGAGCTAGCTACGGTTACAGTGTTACTGAATGCAGTTGCACCTGTAAACGTATCTCCTGCTCTATTAGCAGGAATATACCCTAAACTAGCCTGAACTGTATTAGCAGCAATCGATGATGGAGTGACGGATCCTGGAGCAGGAACGACAGTCGTCGCAGTAAAATTCTTATAGACCACAACGACGTTATTAGATCCAGCAGACGGAGCGGAAGTAAATGTAATTGTGTTTGCAGATACGTTATATGCTATACCAGGGCGCTGGAATACACTCTCAACATACACTTCAACATCGAAAGCAGTATTGATTGTTCTCGACAATCCAAACGCAGTGTTAGATGCATTACCGTTGAATTGGTCCATGCCTCCAGTGAACGACTGCTGAGTTAAGCTGTTTCCGATATATGACATTATGTAATCTCGAGATATGAAACTGTTGCGTCGATTGAGGAAGCTGCTCCAGATACTACCTTTACAATATCAGCAGCTTGAAGCACTAATTTTTGATCTCCACCCACAGGGACCAAAGCCCCGCCTTGTGGAACAGTAGTGCCCTTGAGGATGTAGTAGTCCACAGAGCTGCGTGTAAAGTATAGATCGACTGTAACAGGACTCGCCGTGATGTTACACAGATTCCAACCGATCACAGTTGTAGTTGTATTAGCTGGAACAGTGTACACCGAGTTTGCGCTAGTGCCTACCGATTTTGCGACGGATGATTTGAATATAGAAGCCATGTTTTATTTATCCTTCGTATATTACCCGAGTGCAATAGCCATTGCAATCGGATCTACGTAATTCGTCTGCCGTGAGCCATCAGCATATGTGACAGCAGATACAGCAACATTGGATGAAGCTATCCAGCTGTTTGCGGTATTACTCCACGCTAGCGGCTGATTATTAGCTGCGCTATCTGGCTTTATTTGTTTTAGGTTTATTTGGAGTGTCATACTTGTTGTATTTTTAGCCTGGGCACACCATATTTATCATTCTAGGAATACACTATAGTCGGCCTGGACTGCTACTTATCGGCCGAATCATACACATCCACCCTATACCCTAGCTCACGCGCTTTTTGTAAAAATACATGCTCCCTACGTAAGCGCTCATCTGGAGTATTGGTTTGATTTGTTGTGCATATCCACTGGATTGGATCAGAGGTTTCGTCCATAATCATAACGTCGAATTCTTCCAAATTCTCGTAAATATATGTTTTCGTATAAAGTACAAACTTACCACAATGCTGAATCTCGTTAAACGTGCCATCAGCTATGTATTTTTGATACCGCTCCAACATCTTTATGTTTTGTTGGAAGTCTTCTTCCGTTTCAGTCGGGAATCCGACAAAAATCGAAATGTTATTCTTGATGCCGTATTTCTGACACATAGCAAAATGCCAGTCGAGCTCTTTATCGGTATATGGTTTGTGCATCTGTATACGCAATCTCTCCGATCCAGACTCGATCCCGAGATCTAACGACGAGCATCCAGCCTCAGCCATTGTGCGGTAGTAATCGTCGTTTTGTATGGTCGGACTCTTAGGCAAGAACATAGCATTATACTGGAACGTAAACGCAGGATCTTGCTTCTTGAGCTCGATTATCCGTTCATTGAATGCTCGGAAATGCTTTGTATGTCCGTTAGCAAGGGCGTCGGTCCGTCTGAACTTAGTCACACCTGTTTGCTGGAAAAGACGATAACATTCATTGGCAACGTCCACTCCCTCTCGATATGATGGAAATGGAATGTATTGTCTTATCGAGCAAAATGCACATCGGCCAGGACAACCATTTGCGCCGGTGATGAGGATCTCTTTCTTTTCCTTGAGATGGTTAAGAATTGGAATCTTGCGGTAGCTTGGCTCGATGTACTTCTCTTGTATCTTCCTAACTAACTCAGTCCACTCTTCTTGATGGTCGCTAGTTTTTAGTTTTGCTAGGCTGTTCATTCCTACGAGCTTAGATGCGTCCACTCCGCGCAGAAAATCCACAATAACTTCTTCACCGTTGCCGAGTGCATAATAATCTATCAATCCATCTACAACGAGCTCATATCCACAAGTCTTGCCCGTACCAGGAGGCATATACCAAACGCCAGGGCCTCCTATGATGCGTACTTCTGATCCACCGAGCGCAGCGAATCTTTCTAAAAACACACGAGCAATATCAAATTGTCTATATGAAAATACAGACACCGATAATAGATCTATATTATGGGCTTTAATGCGGCCAATTATATCATCGATGACGTCGACGATTTCCTGCTGCGGATCCTTCAGCATATTATGCCGTAGTGATCTATACTGATCCAGACTCATAGACACATACAGCTCGTGATTGAAATCGTATGCTTCGTAATCTATGTCCTGCTTTTCAAATACGCCTGATAGCCACGCAAGAGATATCGGCAGCTTCTCTTCTGCAATTACACCAAAGCTAATTATTGCTGCTTTTTTAAATATCATTTATTGTAAACCATACACTCATAGTGTAACGGAATGCCTTCTCTATGTTTTCGACGCCATGTAAATGGTCAGAACCGACCATCTGTAATAGCGATCCAGCGACCGGTTTATACCGCAATGATGGCGGAACGACCAACCGCCCACCATCATATTCATCGTTCAAATATAGTATGCAAGTGTATACTCGCTTGGTTGCTAATTTATTATCCGTATCGATTGTAGCACGGTCGATGTGCGTCGCCATTCCACACCCTGGATATGTTTTGACAATCGATGCCCAATCGAACGTGACGTCGGGGCGCAGACATTGGGCAATTGTGGATCTAATTGCTCTTATAAAAGGCGTTTGCTCTTCATCGAGCGAGTATGTCATTACATATTCACACTCATATCGGCCAGCATCGATCTTGCTCTCAGTACCAGTGCCGTGCCGGGAATATATGACGTCGCTGTCCACACTCACGTGCTTTTTTTGCTCACAATTGTCGAACCAATCGATCAATTCGTCACACTCGTGTCGTGTCCACGCTCGACTGATATCCACATCATACATAACATGCCTCGAATAATAAATACACTAAAACAATCCACCTCGCTATTTATGATCCTGAACATCAAACCCACCGCCATCATGGTAGAGCCTTGCGCAATGCCTACAGAGCCACAGCTACGTCTAATGAGGGAGATGGACCATATTCCGATGAACGGAACCCGAAATACCATAGGATCCAACATACTCGAACATCCGGATTTGCAAGATATTAAGCTCAATTTAGAGGCGATATGTAACAAATATCTTCAGGAAGTATATGGTACAACGACAGATGTATACATGAAAATTACAACATCCATCCATGCGATGAGCGATCCTGGAATGTCGCAGGGTGTACATCTACACCACAATGCGCTGGTGGCAGGATGTATGTACTTAACGAAATCACCAAAATCGCCAATTAAAATCATTTGCGATGGCCCATATTTCAAATCGTTTGATTTTCAATTTCCATACGATAAAGAGACTCCATACAATCAAGGAATGGTTACTTTGGACTGTAGTGTAGGGGATGTTGTCATTTTCCCCGGCAATTTATATCACTACGTAGAGAATGATGATCACCGCGAAGTAATCGGTTTCAGCGCCTTCGTGTATGGGGACTTCAGCAAGGCAACTAATACGTGGGCTAGATATAACAAGACCGCCGAGACTGCTGGCGGGTATGGAAGCAACCTAAAGATTCAATAATATGAAAAAAGCTATAGCACTATTTTCCGGTGGCAAAGATACCATCCTATCAATCGAAAAGGCAAGAAGAAATGGAGTTGACATTGTTGCTGCGTTCCACATCAACTTCAACAGCAGCAGCGATGGTGTCGTTAATGATGTACATCCAGATGTGGTTCACGCTATAGCGAATGCTGTCGGAATATCCGATGTAGAGTTCCGATCGGTCGACCCAGCTGATATGGTGAGAGAGGCAACTAATTTGGCATGGGCCGAGGGACTTGCTGCTCTTAGAGCAAGACATCCTGACGCTGATGTATTGATAGTGTCGGCCGATGGCAGCCAAATTGCAAATATGCAGTTATTCTACACAAGGCTAGCACAATCGGTGGGCATGTCGATATACGTGCCCTACCTAAGCGACTATAAAGCTGGTTTTGTTGCTGATTTGGTTGAGCAAGACCTCGAAATACGGATGTACAATTACTCCAAGAGCCAACCAAAACCGCCATATGATATCAATGGGGTTGTTCCTATCCAGGATATTATCGATGCTTTAAATACCGATGCTCTGAACATCTACTCAACTATGCAGACGATAGTCACCAATGGCAACTGCTTCAATGCACCAGTATTAACCGTTGTTGATATCAGCGGCCGTATTCAATTACAATAAACCTTCTCAATACGAGGATTTTGCAAATCAACGAACGTCCTCAATCCATCGATACATAGACGCCCATCTTTCATAGCCACACTAAGCTCGAAGTGTGTGCCATAGTAGTAGAACGTATGCTGAACAAATAAAGTTATTGTGCGGGCAAGCGCTTCATCTTCGATGGGTGTATCATATTCCACCAACACACCTAACATCGATGCTGTCGTGGCAAGATCTTTCGGGCGACATGCAATGCCCTTGATAATTGTTGGTGTAGCATGATCATGCAACTCTTCAACGACCCACGATCCTCGCGCCGGATCTGTAGAAATGAAGTTTGCATTTTGCATATTCGTCTGATACATTTCCTCAGTAAACATACTTAACACATCACTACTTACAAAGCGCTCTCCTGTTACACTATGTGTAATGGCATACTGCTTAGATGCATCTATATTGTTAGTAATATCGGCTGCTGCCGTAGGGACAAAGTATGAAGGTGGAACGAGGTCGTACATCGACACCCCAGTCAACGCCTGAGCGATGTATGGGTGGAACTTACCAGCAAACGCATCCAAGTGTCGTAGGAATAACAGACGGTTTTCTAAGTAAATATAGTTGTCGGCATTAGGAGATGTGATCGCCTGCTGTATGTCAATATCATTATGATAGTCGCTTCTCATTACATACTCAGCATCTTGCTGGTTGCCAATTACAACTTTACCCGCATCGACTAGCGAATGTACTTCCTGCATTAGGACATCTTGCTGGAGATAATCTGGTATGAATATGTTGATGGCTGGATTAATCATTATGCGCCTTGCATTCGTTTTTGTTTCTCCCAAAGTTCCCACGTATTGCTCGTCGGCCAATCTATCTCGTGCGGAAACTTTGGTTGCTGTGGTACATCTCTTAGCTTTTGTCTGTATACTAGCAGGTCATCAATAACTTCTTTATTGAACCCAGAGTCTGGGAGTAGGCACCAGTCACAATCGTTGAGAGCCTTGTCGCGTCTCTTACGAGCAGCGATTGCCATCTCGAGCAGTTGCTCTTCTTCTGTAGGAGTGTATATGAGACTTGCAATCGCGTCTGAGTTTGGAATCCCGCTATCGATCAGCTGTTTGCGCTGAAGAACCCAATCGGGTATAAATCCCTTGATATATGAGTCTAGAGCGTCACCGATTATATACAGCCCATTCTCTACAGGCAGATCGATGGTGATCGTTCCTCCTGTAGCAGTAAACAATACGTATAGCTGGCCAGCCTTTTCATCGAATTTTATTAGCTTGTACATTAGCCGACGCTCCCATTTCGCGTACCAACGGCTAACCACGTAATATTTGCATTACCTGCTACAGCTGCACCCGCTGCACCACCACCGCCACCGCCTCTTCCAGCTCCACTCGTCGCGCCAGTGCCACCGGCGGATCCTTGACCACCACCAGACGCACCTGCAC